CGGCGCTGCGATCATTTTCGACGGTGTCGCCTCGACCTCGGCCCCGCAGAACCTGATCTACCACAAGGACGCTTTCGCGTTCGCCACCGCCGACCTCCTGCTCCCGCAGGGCGTCGACATGGCCTCGCGTCAAGTCCACAACGGCATCTCCATGCGCATCGTTCGTGATTACGACATCAACAACGACCGCATGCCCTGCCGTATCGACGTCCTCTACGGCTACGCCGCCATCCGTCCCGCCGCTGCCACCCGGCTGCTCGGCTAACCCCCCGCGCAAGGAAAACGAACATGACTATCGCGAACATCGGCGGCGGCTCCCAGATCGGCGACGGCAACCTCAACGAGGTTGTTCTCGCCGCCATCCCGGCCCCGCTGACCGCCACCGGCGACGCCACCCTCTCGGTGGCCCAACTGACCGGCGGCATCCTGCTCGGCAGCCCCGGCTCGTCCGCTGCTGCCTACACCCTGCCGACCGCTGCCCTCTTGGACGCTGCCCTCGGCAACGCCAAGATCGGCTCGGCGTTCGACCTGAACGTCGTCAACGTCAACGGCTCCGGCGGCGGCATCATCACGATGACCACCGCTACTGGCTGGAGCCTCGTTGGCCTCATGACCGTCGCGGCCACCGCCGGCACCGCCCAAGTCTTCCGCGCCCGCAAGACGGGCGACGCGACCTGGGTTCTCTACCGCTACGGCTAACGCCTACCCCGCCCCGCCTTAACCGGCGGGGCGGTCCTACCTTCGCCAACGACAGGACGACAGCATGACGACCGCAGGAGACATCATCTACGGCGCGCTCCGGCTGATCGGTCAACTGGCCGAGGGCGAGGTCCCGTCAGCGGACACGGCGCAGGACGCGCTGGCCGCGATGAACATGATGATTGATAGCTGGAGCACCGAGAGGCTCGCTGTCTACGCCACCCAAGACCAGACATTCACATGGCCCGCAGGGCAGGCAGTCCGCACGCTCGGGCCGACCGGCGACTTCGTCGGCCTGCGCCCCGTGCTGCTCGACGACGCCACCTACTACGTCGACCCGCAGGGCTTGGCGTTCATGCCCGCCATCATCAACGAGGCGGAATACAACGCCATCGTCCTCAAGACGGTGACGAGCACCTATCCGCAGGTCATCTACGCCGAGCCGTCGAACCCGAACGCGACGTACTCGATCTACCCGGTGCCGACGCAGGCGCTGGTGTGGCACTTCATCTCGGTGCTGGAGCTGGCGCAGCCTGCGACGCTCGGTACGGAACTGGTCTTTCCGCCCGGATACCTGCGCGCCTTCCGCTACAATCTGGCCTGCGAACTGGCCCCGGAGTTCGGCGTCGAGCCGTCGCCGCAGGTGACCCGCGTCGCCATGGTGTCCAAGCGGAACCTCAAGCGGATCAACAATCCGGGCGACATCATGGCCATGCCGTCCGGCATCATGGGTTCGCCAGGGCGCTACAACATCTACACCAACCAGCCGAACTGACATGAAGTCTCCGATCCTCGGCAGCAGCTATGTCGTCCGCAGCGTCAACGCTGCCGACAACCGCATGGTCAATCTGTATCCCGAGGTCATGGCCGAGGGCGGGCTGGAGGCGGCGTATCTCCAGCGGTGCCCCGGCCTGCGGTTCATCTCGACCGTCGGCGCAGGCCCCATCCAAGGGCTTTGGTCGAACGGCAACACCGGCTACGTCGTATCTGGCCAGTCGTTCTACTCGGTCACGTCCGCCGGCGCCTCGACGCTAATCGGCACGATCGAGAACAGCGGCCCGGTGTCGATGGCCGACAACGGCACGCAACTGTTCATCGCTGCCGACCCCAAGGGCTACATCTACAACTTTGACACCGGCGTGCTGGCCGAGATAACCGACGAGGATTTTCCGGGTGCCAGCACCGTCGCGTACCTCGACGGCTATTTTGTCTTTTCGGAGCCGAACTCGCAGCGCATCTGGGTCACCACCCTGTTCGACGGCAACAGCGTAGATCCGCTTGACTTCGCCAGCGCCGAGGGTGCGCCGGACGACGTGGTCGGTCTGGTCGCCAACCACCGCGAGGTGTGGGTGTTTGGCATCAACTCGACTGAGGTCTGGTACAACTCCGGCGACGCTGACTTCCCGCTGGCCCGCATCCAAGGGGCTTACAACGAGGTCGGCTGCGTCGCACCTAACTCGATCGCCAAGCTGGACAACAGCATCACCTGGCTGGGTCAGGACGCCCGTGGGCGCGGCATCGTCTACCGCGCCAACGGCTACCAAGCCGAGCGCATTTCGACGCACGCCGTCGAGTTCGCCATCCAGAGCTACACCGACATGACGGACGCGGTGGCCTACTCCTACCAACAGGACGGCCACGAGTTTTACGTCCTCAACTTCCCGCTGGCCGACACGACGTGGGTGTTCGACGCCGCGACGCGGGCGTGGCACGAACGGCGCGGCCTCAAGAACGGCGTGTTCACAAGGCATCGGTCCAACTGCTTTGTCAACTTCAACGGGCTGCTGGTCGTCGGCGACTTTGAGAACGGCAACCTCTACGAACTGGACCTTGACACGTTTGCAGACAACAACTTGGTCCAGAAGTGGCTGCGTCGGTGGCGGGCGTTGCCGACCGGCGGCAACGACTTCAAGCGCACCGCGCACCACGCCCTGCAACTGGTCTGCGAAACGGGCGTCGGCCTGTCCGGGTTTACCGAAGAAGAGTTGCTGCTGGTCGAAACGGATGTGGAACTGCTGGTGTCGACCGGCGTCCCGTTGCTGCTTGGCAATCCGATTTACGAAAGCACAGATCCGCAAGTGATGCTGCGCTGGTCTGACGACGGTGGGCACACCTGGTCGAAAGAGCACTGGCGGTCGATGGGGCCGATCGGCCAGTCCTCGACGCGCATCATATGGCGTCGGCTCGGCATGACCGACAAGCTGCGCGACCGTGTCTACGAGGTGTCGGGCACCGCCGCTGTCAAGGTGGCGATCATGGGGGCGGAACTGACGGTGAGCGGCACCAATGGCTGACATCACCTCGATCCCAGCCGCGCGCGTCCCGGTGCTGGAGCCGGGCACCAACATCATGTCGCGCGAATGGTATCGGTTCCTGTTCAACCAGTTCAGCCAGACCGGCAGCGGCACCACCGACATTTCCATCAGCGACCTGTCGCTTGCGCCGTTCAGCGGGGCCGAGGCCGAGGCGGCGATGGACCTGCTGCGCGCCGACGTGCGGGGGCTACTGTCCGCGCCGCCTCTGGTGCCGCCGCAGGGTTACGCGGGCGGGTTCGCCAACACAGCCACGCAGACACTGTCGGGCGCAAGCACGGCGAACGCCGTCACGTTCAACACCACCAACTACGCCGCCGGCGTCAGCCTCAACACCAGCTCGCGCATCGGCGTCACCCGCGCAGGGGCGTTCGTGATCTCTGCCACGATTTCGCTGGACAAGACGACCGGCGGCGGAACCCTGGCGTATCTGTGGCTGCGCAAGAACGGCGTCGACGTGGCCAACTCCACGAGCCGGTGGCGGCTAAAAGGCAACGACGACGAGGTGCTGGTCCCGCTGCTGGCGACGCTCCCGCTGACGCACGGCGATTATGTGGAACTGATGTGGGCCGCTGACGACACCAATGTTATACTGAACGCCCACGCTGCAACTGCGTTCGCCCCTGCAAGCCCCTCGGCGCTGTTGAGCATCACACAGGTTGACCAATGACCGTTTTCCTCTCGCCTCTCGCCGGCGCTGGCCAGCAGTTCCTTGACAACTCCGGTAACCCGCTGACCGGCGGGCTGCTTTACACCTACGCGGCGGGCACAACGACGCCACAGACGGTCTACACGACGTCGGCAGGCACCACGGCGCACGCCAACCCTATTATTATGGACGCCGCCGGGCGGTTGGAGAGCGAGGTCTGGTTGACCGGCGAGGTCGCCTACAAGTTCATCCTGCGCGATAGTGCGGGCGCGTTGATCGGCACCTACGACGACATCTATGGCATCAACGACGTCAGCGCGACAGGCGTGCCGTGGGCCGAGGTGACGGGCACGCCGACGACCCTGGCGGGTTACGGCATCACAGACAGCATCACCGCTGCAACCGCAGCCAGCACCTACGCGCCGATTGCCAGCCCGACGTTCACGGGGACCGTCACGATCCCTGACAGCGCCGCTGCGCCGTTCACGGCAGGCTATCTCGACGTGCCGCAGAGCCTCAAGGTGGCCAACTACCAACTGGCGCTGGTCGACCGGGGCAAGTCCGTGGTCATGAACGGTGCGTCGCTGACGCTGACCGTCCCCGCCAACGCAGCGGTGGCGTTCCCGATCGGCACGGCCATCGTCGTCATCAACATCAATGCCACGTCGCTGTCGGTGGCCATCACGACCGACACGATGACGCTGGTCAACTCGACGACCACCGGCACCCGCACGCTGGCCCGCAACGCCATGGCCACGCTGGTCAAGGTCGGCGCGACAAACTGGATTATTGCCGGGTTGGGGGTCACCTGATGAGCGGCATCGTCGCGATCATGGCGGGCCTGAGCGCGCAAACCTCGCCCAACACCGTCATCTTTGACTTCTCGACGGGGTCGGGCACCGTCACGATCCCTGCGTCGCCAGCCAGTGTCGTGATCGAGGTGTGGGGCGGCGGCGGCGGCGGCGGGTATGGCCTTGAGGGCGTCGGAGATAACGGCGGCGGCGGCGGCGGCGCGGGCGGCTACAGCAAGACCACGATCGCGTCCTTGACTGGTGAAGGCGGCAAAACCATCCTCTACACCGCAGGCGTGGGCGGCACCGGGTCCAACACTCCCGATCCCGGCAACACGGGCGGCACCTCGACGGTGTCAAGCGGGACGTATACGATCACGCCGATGATTTCCTTGGGCGGCGGCGGCGGCACCTCGGACGCCAACACCATCCAAGGCCAAGGCGGCACCGCCTCGGGTGGCTCCGACACCAACACGACAGGCACCGGCGGCAACTTCTTGACGCGGGCAGGGGCTGCGGCCACGGCGGGCGTTGCAGGGCTGTTGGGTGGTGCCGGCGGCGACGGCGGCTTGCCCACCATTGGTGGCGACCGTGGCGAACCCGGCCTGCCGGGCCGTGTCCGTTTCGTCTTCACGATATAGGAGGGCCTGATGGCCGTTTACGTTCGCGTCCTGATCCCGTCAAAGACGGCAGAGGCTGCCCAGACAACGCAATACACCTCGACAGCGGTGACTACGATCATCGACAAGTTCACGGCCACTAACTACAGCGCCAGCGCCGCGACGCTGTCGGTCAACCTTGTGACGTCGCTGGACAACCCCGGCAACGCCAACCTCGTGGTCAAGACGGTGTCGATCCAGCCGGGGCAGACCTACCTGTTCCCGGAGCTGATCGGCCATGTGCTGCTGCCGGGCGGGTTCGTCTCGACGATCGCAGGAACTGCAAACGCCATCAACATCCGCGCCAGTGGGAGGACGATCTCGTGATCGAGGCGCTGGAGCACCACTTCAAGCACCAACTGGACCTGCCGCCCGCCGCAGTCGACTGGCTGCTGGACCTGTGGCAGGTCATCCAGGTGTTCGACGACGCCCACGACGGCGACCCTGTGGGTGACGTGATGCCCGCGCTGTGGGCCTCGTTGGTGTCGATGCCGAGCAACCCGTTCTATGTCGCCAACGCGGCTGCGCTCCAGTCGAGCGTCGCCACCGCCATTCTGAAATGGCACGCTGCCAACGAGGCCGAGGACGCTGGCGAGGCCGACGAGCGGTCGTTCGTGTGGCGCGCGGCCTACTACGACGTGGTGTTGCTGGTCGTCCTGCTCTGCTATGGGCAGACCGAGGCGCTGCGGCTGGCACCCGTCGTCATGCTGATGTATGGTGAACCGTTCGCGGCCTACCGGGAGGAGTTCCCCAATGCCTAATCCTATGGTCGCCCTAGGGGGTAGCGCCATCGGCGGTGCTATCACCGCCTCTGGTCAAGCCCGCGCCTCGCGCCGGGCGGCTGACGCGCAGGTCCAGTCCGCTGCGGAAGCGGCGCGTCTCCAGCGTGAGATGTTCGACCGGCAGGTGCAGCTCCAGGAGCCGTTCCGGCAGGGTGGCATCACCAGCCAGAACCGCATCATGGAACTGCTCGGCATCGGCGGCGACGCAAGCGCAGGCGACTACGGTCGTTACGGGCGCGACTTCGCCATGTCGGACTACGAGGCCGACCCTGGCTACGCCTTCCGGCTGGCCGAGGGCAACAAGGCGCTGGAGCGGTCGGCAGCGGCGCGCGGCATGGTCATGTCGGGCCAGATGATCAAAGGTGCGCAGCGGTTCGGGCAGGATCAGGCGTCGCAGGAATACCAGAACGCCTTTAACCGCTATCAGGTCAACCGCTCCAACCAACTCAATCCGCTGCAAAGCCTGATGGGTTCGGGCCAGTCAGCCGCGAACGTCGTGACGGGCGCCGCCGGCGACCTTGGCCGGTCGCTGGGCGAGAACGCGCTTGGCGCAGGTAACGCCCGCGCCTCCGGCTACATCGGCTCGGCGAACGCCTACACCAACGCGATCAACCAGATGGGCAACCTCGGGGCGCAGTATTACGGGATGCGCACGCCTGCGGCACCGGCGACGCCGGGGGTTCGCTAATGGCCCTCGACCCTCGCATCGCCCTGATGGGCACCCAGTGGCAGGCCCCTGACTTTCAAGGCGCAATGCGCCAAGGGCAGGAGTACCGTAAGAACCAGATGGCAGAGCGACGCGCAGCGCAAGTTGAGCAAGTGTTGCAAAACTACTTTGCGAGCCAGGCTGCGCCGCCTGCTGCGCCGCCTGCTGCGCCGCCCCCTGTTGCCGCCCCGGTTATGCAACCCGGTAGCTCCGGTCCGCCTATCACGGGCGCGCCGCTGCCGTCGGTCAACGCCATGGGTGCAAGCATGGGCGCGCCCACACCCGCCGCCACCCCGGCTAGGGCCCCGCGCAACATTGATCCGTTGCTTATGATCGCTGATGATCCACGTGCAGCCGCAATCATTGCGCAAAATGCGCGCGATGCTGCTGCTGTTGCTGCTGCTGTAGACAACACGCGCCAGCAAGGCACCGCCGACATCCAGCGGGGGACGTATACGCAAGGTCTGCTCCAGCAAGGCGCGGTGAACTTGCTTGACGATCAATCGGACGAGGCCATCGTCCGCAACGCCGCGATGCTTGCGGCGATGCCGGGTGCCGACGTGCCTATGATCAACGCCAGTCGCGATGCGTTGCTGGCCATGCCGCCGCCGCAGCGCGCAACCACCGTGCGCAGGACCGCTGCCATAGACACGGGCGCGTCGCGCGCTGCGGGCCTTACCGAACCCAACTTGGTCCCGCGCACCGACGGTGCGTCGTCGTGGTTCGAGGATATTAACCGCAACAGTCAGACGTTCGGCCAGCGGTTTTCGGTGACGGAGATGCAAGAGACGCCAGCAACACGGGCGGCGGGAACGCGAGCTGCCGACACAGACACCCGGCAAGACACGCGCGACCTTCAACGCCGGTGGGATGCGTACGACGCCGACGTCGCTACGCACAATCGGTGGGTGGAGAGCGCCGAAGGTCCGCAACAGCGTGCGCAGCGAGCGCAGGCCCCCGTGCCTCGCCCGCCGGCAGAGCCGCGCCCTGGCAGTAACGCACCCGCCCCTGCTGCGCCGCCGCGCTCGGCAGCCCCTGATCGCGGCTCGCCACCTCCCGCCCCGCCCGCAGGGACGCCGCAAGGCACGACGCGGAGCAACGCGCGCGGCACTTGGACGTGGGACGGTAGCCGGTGGCAGTAGCGCAAGACGAGTGGGGTCCACTTACGCCGCCAGCGGCTCCTAGCGCGGGCGGTGAGTGGGGTCCGCTTACGCCACCCGCACCGGCGCGCGCGGCGGCTCCCGCCCGTCAGCCCGCAGCCGCGCCACAGCAGCCGGTCGACCCCGGCTACCCGGAGACGTACAACCCTGCGCCAGGGCTGATCGCGACGACGCCGGGCAGGGCGCGTACCGGGCCGGGGTCCTACCGGGGTACGTCTGACGACCCAGTGCCGCTTGACAACCTCAGCCCGGAGCAAATCTTCAACTTGCCCCCCGGCATTTTCGTTCGGTATCCAAGCGGCGAGATCGACCAGTTTAGCCGCGTCAACCCGAACGCGGGCGCTACACCGACGCGCATTGAACGGGGCGCGCAGCGCCAATACGGCGTGTTGCCCGCAGACGAGCGGGAAGGCCCGCGCACTCTTGGTGAACGGTTCACGTCGACGTTTGAAAACTTGGTGAACGAGGGGATCCCTGCTTCCGTGGGGCGGTTTGTGGTTGGGGCTGCCGACAGGAGCGGATACCGAACCGACCCCGCGACAGGGGAGCGGTATTACGTCGCCGATGTTGGCCAGCTAACCCGCAACGCAGAACGCGCGCGGCGGTTTAACTTTGCGCAGACGACACAAGGCGACGAATGGTATAGGCAACAAGGCCTAGTCAATCAAATGCTGGCGGGCGGCACGACGCTGGCGGGCGTGCTGGCGGGCGGCGCGACAGACCCCTCCAATTATTTTGGTGGCCTGGGCAAGAATATACTTACTCGCGCGACGGGCAACTTCGGCTTCGGCGCGGCACAAGACGTAGCGTTGCAAGGTCTGGACATAGGGTCTGGCGTGCAGGAGGGCTACGATCCGGGGCGCACCCTTATCGCAGGCGGACTTAACGCGGCGATCCCGCTGGGCGTCGAGGGCGCAGGGCGCGTCTATAATCGGTTCGCGCCGAACGGCACGCCCGAACTTTACGGCCCGCCGGCTCCTGACGGCGTTGGCCCCGCGCGGCAGCCCTCCACGTTGCCTGACGTGGAAGTGACCGGCACACGACCGGAACGCGCGGGGCTTGTGAGCAGGCAGAACGTAGTCGCCGGTGCGAGAGAGGATGTGTTGCCGCCCGAAGCCGTTTTGACCGGTGAGGTCACTGCCGAAGGCCCTCGCGCAGCACCGCGCGGGTATCTATGGGACACGCCTGTCGACGATTTGCGGCGGATGCGGGAAGAAGCAGGTGCCAGCGACAACGAAAAGCTGGTGATGGCGCTGGGCGAGGAGGGCGCTGCGGAGTTCAAGCGTCTCGACCGCGCACGCAACAGCATGGATCCGCAGCGCGCCGACGCAGCCGGTGCGGAGTTTGACGCTCGGTTCGGCAACCTGACGCCCGACCAAGAACGTCTTGTGTATGGCATTG